TATGTTTCGGATAATCTTCACTTTTTACATTAGTAATTTTAAAGTACGTAATGTCTTTAATTAAATTCATATCGCCTACATCTGCCAAGTTTATCAATGCCCCTTGCTTTTTTAATTCGCTATCCACAGACATAATAATATGCCTATAATATTCGTCTTTTGCATTGTGGTTTATCCCCAATTGTGTTTTAAGTAAACTAATAATTGTTTTTATGTTCTCTTCCATCCTCTTATCCTATTAAGCTTTTTTCTTAACAATTGGTGCGTCATTTAGAGTTAATAGTACAAAAGACTTATCGTTAGTTAGTTTACCATCATACCTTGCCGTTGCTCTAAAATATGTAGAATCTGTATCAAAGCCTGCGTCTGTACTTTTTGCTATGACAGTGTTCTGCCTATCACCAAGTGTATACTCTTCAAGTTCTCCAATAAGTAGTTGGTTATCGGCCATTGTGCTACTTAATACTATCTCCATATCAAGAAGCATAGGTTTATTCACTTTTACGCTCTGGGCAACAAGTTCACCCGCTGAATTACTGTTGATTGTATGCTTAATTAATCTGTTATAAAAAGTTTTTCTATTTACAATAAGCTTTAAATTACCCTCGCTACCATCGTTTACTTCAATATTACTGATTGTTTGTAAAATGTCTTCTATGGTGTTATCAATGTTAATTTTATTAAGATTAAGTAAAGCTGTTATAATGCCAGTAGGCTCATCTACCCCCGTACCTTTAATTATTGCCTCATCTAGGGTAATAGCAATTGCTGTACTGAATTTATCTGTAATAAACTCATCTAAATTGATAATGCTATCGTCTAACAGTTCATTCGGTACATTAGTTAATTTAGCTAATTTGAAACTATCTAGTGTAATTGCGTTAATTGTACCCGCAACTTCATTAAGTATTGATTGACCCGCTTTAATCCAATTTGCCTTTAACTTATCGTTACTAAAGACAATTTTAGTTTCACCTCTAACTTTAATTACGTTCACATATCTATAAAACTTAGATTTTAAGTACACTTTACTGTTAATCTTATTGACTACACTCATAGGAATTAAATTACTCGACCCAGTTATTCCTCCACTTCTGATTTTTTCATAAAATTCCCTTACCGCAGTATCTTCATAATAAAGTTGTCTATTTTGCGTATCTACAAAATTACTTCTGTATTCTATGTTCATAGTTCTACCTCTTTCCCCTGTATCCTTAATGTTATTACCATCTTTTGTTAATTCTTCATTTTTTTTGTCTAAGTTTTGAATCTCGTCTTCTAACTGCTCGACTGTACTCTTTAAAACTTCTATACCTTGAATTAATTCTTGTGGTTCAACTGTTATAATCTCTTCTAATGTTTTCTGTAGTTCTTCAATAATCGTTAAGTCTTCTGTTTTTTCTAGGTCTTCTCGGATTTGACTAGCTTGTTCTTCCATCTCTCTTTTTTTAGTTAAGAGTTTTTCTAGTTCCCCCTTAGCCTTTTTAAGTGCTATATCTTTTTTAATTCTTGTAAGCATTTTTCAGCCCTCCCTTTTATTTGTCTTTTTAATACTCCAATTTTTGTTTTCTCAACTTTTGCCCTAGCATTAATATCTGTTTCTTTATATGCAGGAAATGTTACAATAGACACTTCAAATACGTCTATTTTCTTTAACGTACTATGGTAATTTCCTTGCTCATCAACATCTACCAACTCTTCGTCAATCGTAAAGCCAAAACTACATCCACCAATGTCACCCCTTGCTACTCTCTCATACACGTTTAAAGCCTCTGTATCTTTTTCATTTAAAGATATAACACCATAAACTCCTTTATCATCTATATTTATCTTTAATGTACCAGCCTTTTGGCTACCAAGTACTTTATCTGTTTCGTGATTAAATAAAGCCACAATTTCCCCATTATTAACACTCTCAACAACTGATTCTCTTGCTACTTTTTCGTAATAATTAAAATATATATTCGTTTCAACATCAAACACAATAAAGTAGCCTTCTAATGTTTTACTGCCATCACTCCTACTTTCAGCTCTTAAGTTATGTGTCTTTTGATATGTTCGCTTTTCCATCTTCTTCACCTCCTTTCACTAGTTTATTTTGTTTGCCACTTTTTGAAATGGGTATGTAGTTTTCAAGTACAACAATTTTATTCATACCATCCTCATTAAGAGGTGAATAGTCAAACATAGCTCTACCTTCATTACGTGTAAGCATTCCCGCACTGGTTAACTCTGTTGCCATAGCTATTTTGTCAGTTAGACTATGGTGCATTATCTTTTTAATATTAAACCTGAAATAATAATCTGGCGACCGCAACAATTTCTTAGTCAATTCTTGTTCAATAATTGTAGTTATATTTAAAATGGTAGTGTTAATAAAGTTGTTATACTCATCTTTGTTAAATTCGCCAATACCGAGCATAAATTTAGGTATACCCATTACAGATGCTAGTCTTGTAATATCAAGTTTTAAACCGTCTATTATAGCTAAGTCATTTAAAGATAACGGTGTTATTGTTTTGACATCAATTTCTCCAGCTGGAACAATCCATGGTACACCTGCAGTTGTATCCCCTATATATGAATCCAATATTATTTTACGCTTTTCTTTATTTTGCATCTCGTCAGAGTCCCCAGATACACTAACAATAACTGATGGCTTATATTTATTTTGTAAAAATGATTTCTTAGTATCATTAGCCGTCTTTAAACTAAGAGCGATTTCCTTTATTTCTTCTTTATAACCGTTTCCTTTTTGAAAACAGTTTGCATTTGGAAATAAACAGAAGTTAAGTAAATTATCAAATTTTAACACTTTGTTCTGATATTGTAATTTCTCATCTACGATGTTAAAATAGTTACTTTTTAATATTTCTAGATTCTTAATAAACTCTCTTTCTTCACTTTCTAATTCATTGTTATCCTTATAAAATGTTGGAACAACAACACTGTTACCAGTTAATAGCATTTGTTCAACAATTTTAAATATAAACTGCTTTCTTGTCATATCTTTGTTTGGCTCAATATCAATTTTCTTACTAAGTCCATTTTTGACCCTTTGTTTACCACTTGTATTGTCATAATTAAGTAACATTATAGGTATATTACTAACAGTGTTTGCAATAACCCTTACAGCTTTGATTACTTCAGGTTGTTTATCTAATGCTATGTAATCGTTACATAGTAATGTATCCCAACCCCTATACCCATCATTTAATAACATATTGGAATTTCTAGTATTTTTCTTTTTTATCCATTTAAACATTCATTTTTACCTCTTATATAATTTCATTAGAAATAATTTGATATCTGGCTCTTCCTATCTTCATTTATTAGCTTACATTTAACAGCAGTTGCAGTGGCGTCAAAGACATCAATCCTATAGTTTTTCTGTACTTTACTGAACCTAACCCGCTCTTCATCATCTTCAATACCCTTTACATTTGAAATACAGTATAAAAAAGCTGGGTTATTTAAGTAATATAGATGTTTATCCATTATTTTTCTTTCAATGAATCTAAAAGCCTCGGATTTTTTCCAATAATTTTGGTCGATAGACATTATCTTAAATTTATGTTTCTCCATCAACTTTACAAATTCTCTACTATGGTACTTGTCAAATCCTACTTGTGGTATTTTAAAGCCTAAATCTCTCATTTTAATAAACCATTTAACTACATCATGGAAATTTATAATATCCCCATTGCACATAGTAAGGGCTTTATCATCTACCCACCCAAAGAATGGTATATTATCTTCCATTGCCTTTTTCTGTGCAACAGTTATAGGCATAAAACTATGTGGTACAACAATTAACGTTTCATTGTATTCACCAACTAGGCAAACACCAGTTAAATCATGGCTTATAGATAAGTCAGCACCGCCATACCATTTGATAGGTAATTTAGTTAATTCACCGATGGTATAATTATGTGCATCATTTGATTCTTTAACTTGTTCAACATCAAAATATGAGCTTGCAGTGTTTGTATATATATTTAAACTTTTGTTTAAAAACTCATTCCTACTACTTGGTTCATTCTGGGCTTGCAAACTCTCATTTAAAATATCTCTCGGTCTAATAGTAATACCATAGTTTGGATTTGCTTTTTCATGTTCAACTGGGTTTGTATAATCATCCTTATTGTCAGCCTCAGTGATAAATATAAAATGCTCATCAGCCTCTATACTACCTTCTAAAATCTTTACACATAACGTTAATAAATTATAACAAAAGCTATTCATATTTTTGCCCGCTGTCGTTATAGCAATTAATAGCTTATTTATGTAAGCTTTCATAGCTTGTTTGTATACATGATAATCATTTGCAGATTTATATGCATGCACTTCATCCAATATAAATAGGTTGGCATTTATACCATCAGCTTTATCTGAATTGTTAGCTAATGCCTCTATTTTAATAGAACCCAGTATTTCACCACATTCTGTTGTAAATTCCTTTGATATACTATGTTCAGCATTATTATTTAGAATTTTAAAAGCCTCTGTTTCGCCTAAACGTTTAATAGTACCCCGTATACACTCCCAGCTTTCTAATGCCCTATGTAATTTAGTTGAAACTATACATAATGTACTTGTTTCCTGTGCGTATATCAAAGATAATGCCCAACCCAAAGCACCTGCAAAGTTCGTTTTACCATTTTTACGTGGTATATAGATAAATGCCTCCTTAAAGCGTCTTTCATTTATCCCTTTATAATAAAATCCACATAAATTAAATATTATAAATTTTTGCCAACTTTCAAGTAGAAATGGTTTACCAACTAAATTACCTTTAGTATGTATAAATGTTTTTTCTATAATTTGAACAACTTTTTCTGCTTGCTCTGGTTTAAAGTCAAATTTTTCACTAACCATATCCTTTTTATATCTCTCACAAGCTAAAATAAGCATTTTGCAAGCAATTTTTTTACCCCAAAGTATATCCTTAACATATTTGTCAACCACTTTCTCACTTTCAGTTTTTCGTTTGGCCATTTTTACCCCACAAATTTTGTAAAACATTTGTAAGCTTACTCTCTTGCTTTTCAGATATACTATCAATTAATTTTTTAAGTGAGTGTGGGACTATTCCTAATATATGTTGTGTTCTAAATATCTCTTCTCGTAATTTTTCAATACTTAAATACAATCCAGTTTTTCGTTCATTTGTAAAACCGGCTTTATTTGTTTGAAATTCGGTAACTTTATATCCGCTATTTTCAAATTCTCTATATAATTTGTCATACAAAAATAACAAACTTGCATATAATTCAATGGTTCTTTTGTACTGTGGTTTATATATGTTTAATTCCATCATAAATTGTATTGTTTCTTCTAAAAGTTCTATTTCTAATTTTGTTAATTTTCTCAATTTATTGGACTTTTTCTTAATTTTTGGGCTAGTTTTCTTAGTTTTTGGGTTAGTTTTAGCCACCTTTTTTATATTTTTGGCTACTTTTGTAGGTGAATTACTAGTATTTTCATCTTTTTTTTGTACTTTTTCATTTGTTTTCAATGTTTTTGTTACACTTTTTGTATGTTTTTTAGGTGTTTTTTGACCACTTTTTAGTATTTTTCTATCTTCCGACATATTAATCACCCCTTATAAAATCTAACTTTGTTATACTTTTTATTTTTTTACCCCCTTTTCCTAAAAAACTCTCGCATTTGGAAGAACCTATTCCTACCCGTTCCTTTTATTTACTTCCTTTTATCTTCTATACAGGGGGGCTTTTTTTCCCTTCTCTGGGTGTAATTTATTATGACAACGATTGCACACACTCATAAGGTTATCACCCTTTAATCCTAACTTTGGGTTACTTTCATAATGTTTGATATGATGCACTGTTGTTGCCTCTGTCACTGTTCCATACCTCTTACATTCAACACACATATATCCGTCACGTTTAAGTATCCATAACCTTTTATTCTTCCACCTTAATGTCTTATAAAAATTAATAGCATTCACCACTTTCTTAATAAAAAAATAAAAAAAGACACAATAATAACTTGTGTCTTTTTTACAGATATATTTTTAAGGATTAATTAAAAAAATCTTACACCAATTGCAATAAATATTGTTTTATCGCTCTTAGTACATTTACATTGTACTATAATAAAATGCGACATTCAACGACATGTTTTATCCGTTAAATATACTCTTTTAAAATACGTTCTACGTGCCTTTTTGAATATGCTACATCATTCGATATTTGTGAGGCTTTATAACCTTCAATATACCTTTTTATTAATATTGTTTTATATAAATCATTACATTCTTTACTCTCTATCAATTCATATATTTCTAACTTTAATTTATCACTTATAATGTTTTGTTTAGCTATCATTCCCAGCATTTTAGATTTTACATTATCATCTTTGATATTTTCAAGGATATCAAACATTCGATTGACTTCTTTATCTATTTTATTTTTTTTATCTGCTAATTTTTTCAACATAATATTACACCCGCTTTTTTAACTATTCTTTATATGCCCTTTTACCCGCTCTGTCGCCACTTTATATATATCTGTATCCTTTTCGAACCCTATATAATTTCTATCCGTATTTATACAAGCTATAGCTGTTGTTCCACTACCTATACAACTGTCTAGAACAACTTCACCTTCTTTCGTATATGTTTTTATTAAATACTCAAATAGCCCAACTGGTTTTTGGGTTGGATGAAATCCCCTTTCACCATTAAATTCTAAGATATTGTTTGGATAGTTAGTGAATTTTTGAACATATGATTTTGTAAGGGTATTCTCTTGATATATTGAATTAATATTTTTCTTTCTTGACCTTTCTGTGTATTTTTCAAGTTCTACCACACCTTGTGGATTATACCTACCCACATTTTTATAAAACACACAGATATCTTCAACTTTTCGCATTGGTTGATATTTTGCAAAAGTGAAACCTGTAACATTATTTTTAGCCAGTACCAACAATACTTAAACATTTTCCTATTAGAATTTATTACTGAAGTGGTGAATGGTTGTGTCGATGTTAAAACTACAACCCCATCATCCTTTAAAATTCTATTGTATTGTTCCCATAGTTTATCGAAAGGAATTATTATATCCCACTTGCAACTTGTTACTCCATATGGTAAATCCGTTAAAATTAAATCCACAGACTTATCTTTTATTTTTTCTTTAATCCCTAAAATACAATCCTCATTATAAATTGTATTTAATTTCATTCTTTCCCCTTTATTCAATTTTCTTGTATTTTGCCCTCTGAAAATACGTTCCAAAAAACTCACAAAAATATGTATTACTTTGTTCAGCTATTAAAATATAACCCTTAACATCCTCGTAATGTTCAGATATATTCTTTCTCTTCATTTTCTTAATTTTCACTATAGGTTTTTTTAGGCTCTGGCTACTGCACCACCTCTTTCTAAAATTACTATCTTCTCTATTAAAAGTCTTATTAGTCTCTTTTATAAGATACTTGGCTAATTCAGTAAAATCGGGATATGAATAAAGTGGTGTTAATCTAGGTATCCCATTTGTCCAACTATCCGTTATGTATTTATAAGAATTATTAATGCTATTGATAATAAGGTGATGGTGTAATCGTTTGTTTTCATATTCCGTAACGGCAATATACATCAATCCAAAACCCGCTAATTTATATTTATTGCGTAACTTTCTCAAAAACTTACTTAACGATTTTTTAGAATCTACCTCTGATACCTCATTTTTGTAAGTTAAAACTAAATGAATATCACCATTTTTAAAATTAGTATTAATAATTCTTACAAGTTTTATTTCTGCATTCTTTTCATTAATTTTCTTTATTCTTTCAGGTGTAATATTTTCATTAAAACTCCGTTCTATTTTTTTACCTAACCTACCAGTAAAATATTTTTCGATTTCTAAAATACCACCACTTTTAATAATCCTTTTTACATATCCCATGTTTTTAATAATCCTTAAATTTAATATTGCTATGTCGTAAAGTTAATATCTTGACCAAGGTTACAAAGAACATATATTGTTCCAATTTTTTTGCTGTTTAAAGAGAGGTTACCCTCTCTTATTTTTTTATAAAACCTAAAACATCAAATCTATTGTGTTTTTTTGACCATATCACTTTTTTTATACATATAACAGAATTTTCATAATTCTTTATAATATTCTTTTTTATATTCTTTTTTTTCTGCCTTTTATTCATTTTCAATACCCTTTATGTAACTTTCTACTAATTTATTTATTTGTTCTCGTCGTTTACAACTTTTTTTTATATGTTCAAAAATCTTATAACTTATAATATTTGAACAACCCAAGCTTATACCTATTAACATAATAACTAACCCATTCATACCTTACCCCATTTATTAAACTTGTTAAATCCCCCAAAATTTTTCCGTCTTTTTAATCCATCCAAAAAATTTTAAGTAAAATCGTTTACATGCTTTATTCCTTTTTCTCATCTCCTATTTCCAACTTTTTTAATTCTAATCTTACATCTATCACATTTTTTAGTAGTAGAGCAGAATATTTATCATCTACCAAACCAATCACATACGCTATTAGCTTTACGTATTGGCTAATCAATACCCTATTTACACTAACCATATCATCTTGTCGGTCTACTCTTTGATGTTGATTACTGATTCCTTTTATATTTATTAGTAAGTTATGTAAAGAATTGATTATAATTTTCGTGTCTTTATCTTCCGCACCAACGCTTAACTCATGAAGTATACTTAAATGATTTGTTAATAAAGATTTTGCTTCACTGCAAGTGATGGAATTTAAATTCATTTTGGCACCCTTATCCTTTCTACCCTATGACTTGTCCCAAAATTCCGTAGCCACTGTCTAGCCTCATCAGTTGTTCCATCATAAAATACATCTATAACTCTGCCTTTAACTGCACTACCTGTATCAACGACTTTAAGGGTTAATCCGTTTAAATTAATGGTACTACCTAAAGGTACAACTTTGGGGTCAACGGCACACGTGACTAGGTGTGTAGACCGTACACCCATTGCCGTCCTATATCCACACCGACCATTGTCACTATACGGCGTGTATACCGTTATCCTATAAGGTTCTTCATAATATGTAACTTCTACTGTCTTTTGCTTTGCAAACTCCGTTATAGGCATTTCCATTGATAGCATAGGCTGTCTAATCATCCAAGAAATAATTCCAAAAAATACAAACACCCAAAACGTTATTACAAATGTGGCTATTAAAATTAGTACTGCTTTC